TCTCATCAATTTCAACCATGTCCAGAGTATATTTACCACTTTGTTCATACTCAGACTGCCACCTCAACTCCAAGGACCTTTTCGTATTGTATAGGTCTTGTAACATCAACAACCTCCTCATAGGTTATTCTATTAGGAATATCTCTAAACATTCCCGTTGATTCCCACTTTATACTCTTTTCTCCCAGCTTGTCAAGGATTGATTTTTCAATAGACGGAGCATTATCCTCAGCTAAAACTTTAAATTTAGCATGATAATCGTAAGCCCATATATTTACTAGGAAATTTCTCATCTTTTCACCATTAATGTTAAAATGTGGCGGTTTTAAGGCCGCCACATAATTAGTTTAGATTACGCACCTTCAACGCCGAAGATACCTCTAAAGTCAGATGCGCCGAAGACGTATCTTTCTCTAGCTTTGTATCTAACGTTACCAGTATCGAAATCACCTTCCATTGAAGTTGTCAATGCTGTTCTTTCAAAGTGTTTCATACCATTTGGAACGTCAGTGATAATGTACCATGAATCAGAATCATTTAAGAAATGGTTTACTCTATATCCTTGCGGAACCATTCCCATAGAATTGACTGCATTGATGTCATTATCCGCTGTACCAACTCTACCTTGAGATTTTAACAATCTCTCAGCGTTGAATTGGTTAGCTGAAGGAACAATCATTTTAGTTCCTTTAGCAGCGATTTTTAAACCTCTTTCATCAGTGAAAGCAGCGATGTCAATCAGTGCTTGTTCCAATGAAGTTTCGTTTAAATCCGCTTGTGTAGATAAAGTGTTTTTAACAACCGCTCCAGTTACTACTGGGTGGTTAGTTGTAAACAATGCTTTTGCATCACCAGTTTTAAAAGTGGCTACTGAAGGTAGACCATTATTTAAAGGTACTGCTGCTTTAACTTGTTTAGCGTTTGACATAGATCTTGCTAATGCTTTTGTGTATCTAGAAGCTAGTCTATCGTAAAGATTGTCTTCGATAGCTTCTTCTGTGATAGCGAAAGCAAGCGCGATCGTTTCCATAGTGTAACGTGCAGTGTAAGTCTCTTGTGCAGTATCATAAGATACTCCTTGACCTTCTGCTTTTACATCAGCGTTAGCGAATCCTGATAACATAACTTCCTCTTCGAAAGCTCTGTCACTTGATTCAGTAACGTATATTTCGGATGACTCGTTGTCATACCGTTTGTACTCCAGCCCAAATAGTGCATTTAGGCCTGGTTCTAGTTCTTTAACTAGCTGTGCTCTTGATATTGCCATGTCTATGTGCTCCTATTATGATGCAGACGTCAAACCACCAGAGTTTACTTGGTTGAGATTCTGAACCACAACAAAACTGCAGTTAGCTGCTGTAATGTCATTGTTCTGAGGGTCCTCAGCCGAACGTAAAAGTCTCCATGCGTTTGCCGTTGCGTGAACAGTTCCAACAATCTCTGAACTTGATTGACCACTTGTTTCACTACCTGCTGCAGTTACCGTCAAGCCATACGTTTCAAAAACGTCAGCTTGTAGAACTGCTGCGGCAGCAGAACCAACATAAAGTTGGAAAGGGTTATCAAGAACAAATGCTGTAATGTTCTCACTGTTTGCTGGAGTAATAGGCTGGTTGTACCAGTTTGACCATGTCGGCTTCAATGTGGTAGCGGCATTATAAAAAATACCGTTTAACACACCGATAGTTGACGTGGTGATAGAAGCTTGCGCTGATATAAGATATCCATTGACAATCCTTACAGATGTTCCTTGGAATAAATCAGCATCATACGCAGCTGCTATGTAGTATTTGCCTTGTCCTTGAGTAGATGGCGTTGAGCCAAGCGTACCTGTAGGAATCAAGCCAAATCCTGCTGTGTTAGTATTAGCCATGTTATTACTCCTTAAAGTTTATAGTTTCCTATAAACAGGTTAATTTAATCCGATGATAGGGAATTGGTTGTTATCCCGAGATTAGTTAAAAAATTAACTTTTCTTTGTACCACCGAAGGTTACACGAGACTGTCGATCGATGTCGATCGGCATACTCTTATGTTGTTCCCTAAGTAAGTCGGTTTCAACTGCTTCGTCTTGACCTTCAGAAAGTGTTTTCTGATAATCAACCCTTTGCTTCGCGAGTTCTTCGGGTATCCTAGCCAACAATAGGCCTCCTACTCCGATCACTCCAGCGTACTTGCCTTCAGCTACAACAGGATAATCCTTATCAGAATATTCATCAGCTCTCACTAATTCATATCCTTCTCTAAGACGACCGTAAATATTTTTACTGTCGGCGAATCCCATGGATTCAGCTCTTATCCATCTGTGCCTAAAGCCATTAGGCGCCGGTGGTGCATCCAGAGAGGATGGGGGCTTATACTCTTTTGGACGTTCAGTTTTTGTCCGAGTAACAGCCGCACGAGAAGTTTTTTTATCTTTTGTCATATGCTTACGCCTCCTTCGTGAGTTTTAATTGTTTTGCATACTCTTCGAGTGGCACACCTAATTTTTTAGCTATTGCTACTTGAGACGATGTGAGCCTCATTTGTTTGCGACCAGTTTTTGCACTTCTATTCGCAGAAGCCACCGACTGAACGGGTCTGTTCGTTTGTATATCTCCACTAGTATCAAATTTATGCGGAAAGTCAACACGTATTCTTTTATCTATTTCCGTATAATAGTCGTTTGATTTAGGATCATAACCTTCTTTATCCACTAAATCCTTGTGAATCTCGAATGCTGTAAAAGTCATAGCTCGGTTAGTTCCGAACCATTTATTTTTACCAGCCCAATTTTCAGCCATAGGATCAGCTTCAGGTAATGATTGTGGAGTTTGTCTTGGTAGTCGTCCACCGTCAGAAAGTTGAACAGGTCTCTCGTCCTGTTCAGTTTTTCTTTGTTTTAGTTTAGCATTATCAAACGCAAGCTCTGCTATACGTTTGTTTGCTGTGACTTGAGCTTCAGCATCACCACTTTCAATAGCTCGCGCAAGATCTCTTTGCGCAGAATCCATTCCAGTTTTAACACTTTCCTCAAATCTTTTACTATAATCAGCATCGACTTTTTCAAATCTTTCCTGATCAACTTTTCTTTTATTTTCTAAAGCTTGAGCATATTGTACAGCAGCTTCTTCTCTACGTTCTGCTTCTCTCATTTTACGAGTAAGTTTAGAAATACGAGATTGAACTCCTTTACTATAATCCTCTAGTTTAGAATCATCTTCTGTTTTTGTTTCTTCTTTTTCTGGTTCTTCTTTTACTACTTCCTGGACCTTTGGTTCTTCTTCTTTTGTTTCAATAACCGTTTCTTCTTTTGGTTCTTCAATAGTTACATCGACTTCTGGTCCTGATGTATCTAGCTCAACCATTTTATCTAACGGTTTTTTCTTTTCTTCTTCTGGCATAGTTTCTCCTTTTCTATGTTAGTATTTATGCAAGAGATCCTCTGGATCCTTGACGGTTGCTAAAATTTCATCTTCATTTAACAGCCTAACTTCTCCACCTTCAATATTGATCCGTGATCCTGCATAACGTGCAAAGACCACCCAATCACCAACCGCGCACCACGGACCTGTTGGATATCTCTCTTTATCCCTATAACATTCTGATCCCATCGCTAATACGTTTCCGCATTGTGATGCAACTTGTTGACGTTCTAATGTTGATTCATTCATGATTACCCCACCTTTAGTTTTCTCACTCATTTTAAATGGTAAAACTAAAATTCTCCAACCTGTTGGTTGGGGTAATTTTTCTTTTTCGTTTGTAATTTCTTTTTGAGATTTTGTTCTTTTAAGACCGACTAGATCCTTATTTGGTAAGTGAATCTTTGCCGTTTCCTTTGATGTCGATAATGGTTCCTTTTGACTCATTTTGCTCCTTATCATCTAGCAGGTTAGAGAGTTCCTGTTTAGTTGCCTCTAAGGCGTTAATTTGTCCTATTATATACTTATATGTTTCCATATTGTCAACCCCTCCGGACGTTACAGAGATTGCTAATTGATTAACCCTACTGTCTAATGCTCTTCGTAGTTTATAAATTACGTTTTCTAAATCCATTATATAAGTGCTATTACTCTTAAGCAATCAGGGCAATTCTTTCTAAATCTGTTGTGACTTCCACAATGATTAATAGCTTTTTTTTCTACTTCTTCTGCAGGAGTTTCTAGAACCAATGCTTCCTCTTCTTTTTTTCCAAATAGAAAATTCCAGATTTTTTTAAATATGTTCATTATTTTTTTCCTGAAGCTTTTATAGCATCATATTTATCGTGAATTTTAGAAACTTTTATAGCTGCGTCTTTTTTTATTTTTGAAGCTTTAGATGATTTACCATGTTTATTAACAGCCTGAACAATATCTTCAAAATCTTTTCTTCTTCTTGTTAAATTTTTAGCTATAGGAACAGATTTAATTGCTCCCGCAACTTTCTTACCTTTTGTTAATAAAGATAACCAACCCATAAGTTCTCCTTAAGCTTTCGATGCGCCTCTAGATTCATCTCTTCTAGATGCATAGCTTTGAGTTTTTGTAGACTCAGCGCCGTCTCTTTCACCTAAAGATTCATCTAGTCTATCATTAGAAGTCTGTTTTTTCTCAGCCTTCTTGTATGGGAATCTAGATTTATAGGGTCTTGATCCGAAATCATTTCTCATATTTTTCTCCTTATTTATTTATATTTGTTTTAACATGCATTGTCCACATTATTTTTACCGTCTATACTGACTGTAAATTAACTGCGGAAGGTCCTTTTTGACCTTGTTCAACTTCAAATGTTAATGCATCACCTTCACGTAATTCTATGTTAGCTGCTTGAGCAGCTGAAGAATGTACAAAAACATCTTTTTCTTTATCGTCTCTTTCAATGAAACCATAACCTTTAGTTGCATTAAACCATTTGACTTTTCCGTTTATACTCATTTTTCTCTCCTTTCCTACTTTTTACTAATTGGTCTTAGTGCGGGTC